AGTGGTCATTAGATGTTCCTTAATTCATCTATAGACTCTCCAACGCAAATTTCGTTGACAATAGTGGCACCTTCTACTTCTACGGCAAAAGTTTTATGCACACTTGCTGGCAGTCTTAGAATTGGTTCAGGTATAGAAGTAGAACTAAAACTAGGGGTAGTTCCAGTGACAGCAAAAACACTACCAGAAGCTGCGATTGATGCGTTATAAATAACAGAGCCATCGCCATATACTTTAACTCTTACGGGGTATGATTCTGCTTCTACTTTTACAAAACCCATGCTAATTGGTTTTGGCATAACATACTCTTTTGATTTCCAATTAAACGTTAAATTAGTACCACTGCCTTGAAACTTTTTAATCGTGTTACTTATAATTAAATATAACTGGCTGTCGTCCGGATCCGTGTGCCCACCACGTATAAGTCCGCCTGCATCAAGATCTACAAAACTTGTGCCATCACCAACTCTTGGGTCAAATATAAAACCACCATAACCACTGCCTGTGTTGTAAAAACCAACGTATCTTTGTTCCCATAAAAATCCAGTGATTGTTGCGGGGTAATAGTTAGCTTGCCATTGACTAGGTGTGATAATACCTTCTGTTAAGTTTCGTACAGTTGTCCCTTCGGCTGCAATCAATCCGTCCGGACTTGCATATATAACGAAGGGCCCCATGTCGACTATTGATCTTTTGTTTAGGTTAGCTTGCGAACTTTCAATGCGTATTGCTGTCATCGTGTCAGGCCCAGACCCTGTGACTAGGTATGGCACGCTTTTTGTTGTAACTAAAATACCGTTTGATACTACTTTCATGCCGACTATCTCTTCTTCTATAGCAAGCCTATAGTTTGCAGGCCAAGCGTGGGGTAGAAAAGGTTCACTAAAACATATACGTTTACCAGTAAAACCAGCAAAGATTCCGCCTGGCAACGCACACAAACCTTTCATAGGCCCATCTGGATAAAGAGCAGTATCGTCGTCGGGAGGGCCAATCCAAGTACTAGAAGGTATAACCTCAGCTAACTCGCTGTTTTTAGAAATATCCGTGTATGTTGTGACTGACAATGCAAGCTCTGCCACGAACTGAAATTGCGTAGTGTTAGAACCAGTGTTTGATCTATAAATACGTTTTTTAAGAAGATTTATGTTTGAGTTTGAATGACTAGTTTGTAGATTACTAAGACTGACGTTTTGGTTATCATCAGTGGTTACAACAGTAGAAGCAGCAGAAGGTGGGCCTTCTTCGCCGTAAGCAGACACAAAAGTATAAACATATGATGTTTCGAAATCTAAATCAGCATCGGATGGGCCATTAAAAGACGCTCCGTTACTAACTGAACTAGATGTGCTTGAACTTGTAGCAGACCCGCTGGTTGCAACTGTCAATGTTGTGGTGCTAGGAACAGAAACAATCTTAAAGTCTCCATTAATTTCGTCAGCTGTTAGCCCATTTGTAGCACCAAAACCAACAAGCGTCATAATATCACCAACTGCCGCCCCGTGAACACTTGCAGTAGTCACCGTTATAACACCAGATCCACTAGTGGTTGTTATGGTTGCATTGGTTGGTGTTGGTGCTGCGATCGCTACTGTAGGAGCAGCTGTCGGTGCTGGTATGCCTAGTCTATAAAAAGCATCGGGGTAGGGCGCACTGCCTAAGATAATGTCACTTCTGCCCATTCTAGGAAAAGACTGCCCTGACCAGTATATCGTGTCGTTCGTGTCCCCAGCTATGGGCCCTCGCACGACATCTACATCTTCATCAAACTGCAGCCAACGTTCTGGGCTGTCAGTGTATTTAAATATAGTTTGCTTAGTAGTATTGGCAAGAGTAGAAACCCCACTAGAGGGGTTTACTGTAGAATTGTCTTTTACAGGTACAAGACGTCCACTCTCTAAATTTACGTCGGTTGCAGTTTGCGCAAGATTATCTGCTAAAAGCCTAGGAGATACTCTAGGTGCTTTGCCTCCGAAAGTAATAAGTTTAAAATATGCCATTCTTTCATTATACAGTATTACGAACTAACGCTTGTAGTTCTAGACTCCTTCTTCCTACTTGTTTAAACCACCTGCTGTCTTCCATTTCAGCAGCCATTCGTTCCCATTCGTGCTTTCTACAGGCATCTAACATATTTCTAAAGTTAGAAAGTCTAGTGCCTCCTAGATTAAAACACATATTTACCAACACGTGTTGTATATCTTCGGGCAAACTGTAAAACTCTTCTTCTGAACCGTACACGTGTATTGCTTCATCAAGATGTTTTTTAAAGTCATCTTCGTAGTATAGATCTACTACGTCTTGAGTTACGGGTGTGCCCACTTCCCAATCATATTCTGGGTCGCCTGGTTGACACAAATGGCCTACGCCTAATGTTTTATAGCCTAAGCTATCTTCATAGATCTCTAGAACTTCACCTTCGTGACGTTTTATTTCAGCTTTGCATTTTTCAATATCCATAATTACTCCTTCTCTTCTTCTACTTTAACAGTAGGTTTTATTTTATCTTCTTTTAAGATATTTCTTAAGTCTTGGCTTAATCCAGATATACCTGCTTGCGCTAACCTAACTTCTATAGCAAGGTCATTAAGTTTTTGTTGTCCTTTAAATAGGGTGTTAAAAGCTTCAATTGCTCTAGGTGTTAAATTTTCAATGCTGTAAGTGTCACCATCAAAAGTTACTTCTTGTATTGGGTTGTTTTCCATTTAAATACTCCTTATTTAATTTATGTGTTTAAGAAAAGACTCTATCAACTCCACTGGCCGCTATGATTAAAAGATACAAACCTATTATGTATTTAGTAAATTTTGCGTCCATAGCATCAAACTTAGCATCACCTTTATCCAAACGCTTTTCTATGTTTTCATAACGCATAGCGCATTCTTTTTCGTGTGCTGCTATTTTTGCTATTGATTCTTTTGCTGTAGCCATAGTATTGATTATATATAGTTAAAGTTTAGCACTATTCTAGCATCAATATTAGTTTGTCCAACGGCTCTATGAAGAGTTTTTGTTGGAAAAGTTACTAATCTATTTTTTACAGAATTAATCTTCTCACCATCTTCAAATTCTGTATATCCATTATTTGTGTTTAAATAAAAAATAGAAGTTGTAGATTTTTCTTTATCTAAATATTCATCTAAATCTGTATGAAAATCTGATGGACTTGGAGTTTTTTGTCTGGGTAATAAATTAACATTTAGTCTAATTAGTGTGAGGTAATTTAAATAATTTTTAAAAATGTTAGCAATAGGATTATATAAATCTGATTTAGGTACATCATTATCATACATAATATGACAAAACCAATTACCATCATTTGACCCTGTTACTTGTTCTTTTTGCAAATACCAAGGAAACCCGGGAGACATAAGATATTCGTCTAATTGATTTAAATCTTTTTTATCTAAAAAATCATCTGTTATTATCATAACTATTCTAATAACTTCTTTAATTCATTGTGTTGTTGTGCATTCAATGTTAAATACTCTGTTCTCTTTGCATCCATAGCATCCCATGTAGTAGCTTCAGGTACAAAAATACACTGCCATCTATCAGATTTTGTATCAGTATTCCATGCTGTATATATATTTAATTCTTCTATTAGACAGGGGGCACCAATTACATCTAAAGGTAATGGGTCTATAGCTTCACTCCTTTCGGCAGAGGTTATTTCTAAAACTGTATACCCCTCTGGTAAGTCAGCTATAATTGAATCTTGTTCTCCATTATGAATAAAATATTTTGCCATTATAAACTCGCCTTTAATCCTGTTCCTGCTCCGCCGCCATTAGTACCTGCATAATAATTACCTTGGTCTCCTCCATAGCATGTAGGAGTTGGTCCACTTGAATCTGTTCCATAAAGTGAAATAAAAATACCACCGCCTCCAGAACCACCGGCACCACCTACGATGCCATCATGAAACATATAAGCACTATGTCCAGTACTTCGAAGTTTTCCACTTCCTGAATATGTTCCAGCACACATTAATACACAAGTTCCAGCACTTCCATTCGCACCATCAATAGCACTATATGGTCTTGATTGAGCTGTAGCATGACCAATGTCATGGTCTGTCATAGACTCTCCATATTCGTGTCCAACAATCTGATTGTTATCACCTCTCCTTCTATATCCTCCAGGATTACCAACACCACCACTTGAACCATATGTAGCTTGTGCTCCTACTGCTGCTGTTCCTCCTGCTCCCCCATTAGGTTCAGCATCATGTCGAGCATCAGCTGTAGCACCCATAGTAGAGTTATTACCTGAGTAAGCCATCATTCCTGCTCCAGAACTTCCACCACTAAAACAAGTACCAGCTTCTCCTTTTCCTGAAGTAACAGTTGTACCATTAACAGCTACGATAGCTGCTCCTGAAGCGCCTCCACCTGAACCTAGGTATGTAGCTGTTCCTGAACCACCTGCTGCAACTCCAGCATTAGTAAAAGTGTCAGCACTTGTTCCTTGAGAACCACTTCCTGATTCTGCTCTAGCACCTCCAGCTCCACCTGCTGCTGGTATTGTTAGACTTCCATTTAATGGAATAGCTACTGGTGCTGTATATCCGTGTGAAATTCCTGCACCAGAGTGATTTGCTCCTCTGTTTGTCATTGATATAAAACCATTAGCAATTAAATTACCTGTAACATATATACACATTCCTAATTTTCTAACTGGTGGTCTTATAATATTTGGATAATCTAGTTCTAAGTTCCCGTTAATATAAATTAACGCCCAATGTGTATCTGTATTACCTGTAAAAAACATAGCATCAAATTCTGAACCTGAAAAGTCTGTATTATTTAAGTCTATGTTTCCATCATGATAAGCAAAATCATACATACCACAAAAATTATTATTTAATATTAATCTACCAGAACGAGTTACTGCACTTACACGATCATTACCAGAAGAACCTGTTGTACTATTTCGTGATTCTCTGTCATTGGTTGGTCTTTTTGTATTCCACTGACCAGCTTTAGTCATGTTTGAAACATCATTTATTGTATAAACACCTGAATTAACGTTTTCATTAGCACCCGATCCAAGTGCTAACATAGCGTCTTTTAAAGTAGGTTCATATACATCATGTGCTAAATTTTTATTCATAATTAATCTATAAGTTCGGTGCCTGAGATAAACCAATGTATATCACTAGCAGCACTTGCTAATCCTTTTATTAAATCTGTTTCGTCTAAAAACAATGGAGTTGTTAACAAAGCTATTGTTGCACCCGGTGGAACAACGAGTGATTTACATAGAGCATAGTTACTACTACCATTATCAGCACTTATAGTTATTTCTACTGTTGCAGTATTAGTTCCGTCTACATTTGCTACATAAATACTGTCTATTTTCATGCAAGATTCTGCTGGGACATCACATAAGTCTGCCGAAGAAGTTCCAAGTTCACCAGCTTTAAATACTGGTTTTACTGTCGCTACATTTGCTATATTTGGTGTTGCCATATAGTTCTCCTAAAAGATTAAGCTAAAAGCTATAGCCAATCCTTTTGATGGTCCACTGGCAGGTGCGTCTTCCCACGCTACTCCAGATCCAGTAGATGTTAATAATTGCCCATCTGATCCTTGGGCTCCGTTTACTTTAAAATTCTGTCCGTCTACTAACGGAGTTGTAACCGAA